GAGTTGTTAGATGCAGGTGAATATACAGGTAACATGGTTGCGTTACCCAATAATAGAGTGAGAGTAACTCACCCTGCTTGGTTTGAAACTGGAGAAGGTGCACCAGACTTTAGGCCAAATCAAAATATCTTTAACTCTAAAGAAGATGTAGACTATATATGGGATACACATAGAGTGTTTAATAACTTATATCAGGAGAAATAATCATGGTTATGAAAAAGAAAAACGGAATGAAGAAAAAGGGCATGGCTCGTGGAGGCATGAAGAAAAAAGGAATGGCACGTGGAGGCATGAAGAAAAAAGGTTATGCTAAAGGTGGCATGGGTATGATGAAGAAAAAAGGCATGGCTAAAGGCGGTGCAGCAAGTATGACACTAGCAAAAATTAGAGCTGCAGCGAAAGCTAAAGGCTATAAGCTAGTAAAAGCATAATAACTATAAGTGGTCAACCCACACTAATCTAAAGGATTTATAAAATGACAACAACTACTTTTACAAAAGGTATTGAAGAGTACGAAGATAATGTAACCTTTGGTACTGGAATTACAGGCACTGGCTTAGTACATTCGTTTGGAACACGTAAGATTCAAACATTTGTAGGAAGCCTTGCAGATACAGACACAAGCACACAGTATGCTGACGGTGACGTTTTAGTAGAGCTAGGTGCTCTAGATACATCTTCACCTTCAAGCATTGTAACACCATCTAAGTTTTTTATTCACAGAGCTTTGATTGGTATTACAACTGCTGCAGGTCAAACACTTGTAGGTGGTCTATCTCTTAGTGCTACTTCAGGCACAGCCACTAACTCTGCTGTTTCTTCAGGCACAGAGATTGTAGGTGCAGGGGTAACATCATTTAACGAACAGTTAAGTGCTACACAGTCAATTACTGAGATTGACATAAACTTTAATGACACGGCAGGTAACTATCATATATTTGTACCTAATGTGACTGCTGCTATTGCAAGTAAAAACTTGTACGCATTTGCTACCACTACGCTAAATGCTGATGCTTCCGCAGGACGATTTACTGTTGAGCTAGAATACTCAGTATTTTAAAGGGAGGAATAATAAATGTCAACTTCCGTAGGCACATTCCAACCTAATACGTTACAATGGAGTGTACAAACAAAACAAACCGTAGATAATACAGCAGGTAATACAAAACACTTTACCTGTACAGGTTTTAAAGTTGTACACCTTCATGCTGACCAAGAGTTTCTAATTAGCTTTACTACTGCAGAAGCAAACTGTGGTGCTAACGATCTAGAATTAGAGGCAGGTAATTATACTCTTGCAATACCTGATGGTATTGGTGACGCTGTTATAATGAATATCTTAGCAGCAACCAGTGATAATGTAACTATTAAAGTAGTACTTTCATAAAATATTACAGCCCTGCCAACCATAGTGGGGTTGTACCTTTATAAGGAATAATTAAATGCAATTAAAAAAACCAACAGCCGACCAAAAAGGTTTAAAAAAATTACCTACTGCAGTTCGTAATAAAATGGGCTATATGAAAAAGGGTGGTACACCTAAACCTATGGACTATCGTAAAACAGGAATGTTTTATGGTGGTATGTCAAAGAAAAAGGGTTGACATGAAACTTAAAGGAAATAAAGTATTATCAGATAAAAATAAAGTAATAGCTGAAAATATTAATGGTGACTGGGTATCTAAGGATGACTCAATTTCTATCTTTACTATTTTAGACTTTGTTAAAGAGGCTGAAGTAGAAGAAACAGAGATGGTTCGTGCTCGTAATGAGAAAGGCCATTATATAGCTGACGATCCTAATACACCTGAAAATGAAGCTTGGACAACTAGAGTTGTCAAGAAGATTGTAGGAAAATCATAACAGGGTTGCAATTTTGTCTGTAGTATGTTATAACTATATGTGATATAACTATCTCTGGTAATTAAGTTTACCGTTAACACAGGAGATAGATTATGTTAAAAAAATTATTTAATAGACTAATAGAAGCTAGAATTGAATCTGCAAAACGTAAGATTGCACGTAATCAATTATATAGTATGACCGATGCAGAATTAAAAGATATTGGCATAGGTCGCTATGACATAGAGAGAGTTTTAAGATATGGCTATAAAGAAGCGAACCGCTACTACACGTAAAGCTAAACCACTAAAAATGTCTAAAGGTGGTGGTAAAAGCACTGTAAATAAAGCAGGTAATTATACTAAACCTACTTTACGTAAAAATATCTTTAATAGAATAAAAGCAGGAAGTAAAGGCGGTGGTGCAGGTCAGTGGTCTGCACGTAAAGCTCAAATGCTTGCAAAAGCATATAAAGCTGCAGGAGGCGGCTATAAAAATTAGAGGCCAAGATGGACCCAGTTACAATAATTGGTGGGGCTACTGTAGCATTTAATGCCCTCAAGAAGGGCTTTCAGGTAGGTAAAGACCTTCAAGATATGTCGGGGCAACTAACTCAATGGGCAGGTGCAATGAGTGACCTGTCCTTTATGGAGCAAAAAAATAAAAATCCTCCTTGGTGGAAAGCATTAAATGGACAATCTGTTGAAGCTGAAGCTTTGGAGATTTTTACAGCCAAGAAAAAAGCCGAAGCAATGAGGCAGGAACTCAAGGATTGGATCAGTTTTAGCATGGGGCCATCTGCATGGGATGAGCTTGTGGCTACTGAGGGTAGAATACGTAAACAAAAGAGAGAGCAAGAGTATCGCAAAGCTGAGATGGTTGAAGCAATTATAACTTGGGGTGTGACAGGTTTATTATTAGTTTCAGGAATAGGCGGAATTACTTTAATAGCATGGATAATGAATGGCTAAAAAAGCATCACAAAAAAGTCTTGATAAATGGACAAGACAAAAATGGAGAACTAAAAGTGGTAAACCTTCTACGCAAGGACCAAAAGCTACTGGTGAACGATACCTGCCAGAGGCAGCGATCAAAGCTATGTCTAGTTCACAGTATGCAGCAACTACAGCTAAAAAAAGAAAAGATAAAGCTGCAGGTAAACAGTTTTCTAAACAACCTAAAGCGGCAGCTAAAACTTCCAGACGTTACAGGAGAACATGATTGGTAGTAGATTTTGATATAGATGGTGATGGTGAGATTACAGCAGAAGAAGTAGCAATGAAAGAACGTATGCTTGAGATAGAGCTACGTGAAGAAAAAGCAGAGTCACAAAAGAAAATGGCGTGGGTTGCTATGGCTATGATGATTGGCTTTACAGTATTTTTATTTACACCTATAATGTCAGATACAAGAGTTTCAGCCCTAGCAGATTTGCTTGGGTTATTTTATATTGCTCAGACAGGTATTGTAGCTGCATACATGGGCGCAACTGCATACATGGCAGGTAAACCAATGGGAAATAAAATAGCAATGAAAAAGGATATGAGATGAGTTTTAAACTAAGCCAAAGATCAATAGATAGACTTGAGGGTGTCCATCCAGACATGACAGCAGTGGTTGAACGTGCTATTCAACTAACAGAGGTAGACTTTGGAGTTACACAAGGTGTAAGAACTTTAGAGGAGCAGAAAGCTAATGTAGCTGCAGGGCGATCACAAACAATGGCAAGTAAACATTTATTACAAGATGATGGGTTTAGTCATGCAGTAGATGTGGTAGCTTATGTAGGTCCAGATGTATCATGGGAACTAAATCTTTATGACGATATATGTGATGCCTTTAAACAAGCAGCCGAAGAAGTAGGCTGCGCTATTAAATGGGGAGCAGCATGGAGTGAGGGTGATATTCGTACATACGAAGGCACATCAGAGGACGCTATGATGGCATATGTAGATTTGCGTAGATCACAAGGACGTAGACCTTTTATTGACGCACCTCACTTTGAGTTGATGTAATGCGATGGTTGGTTCTCGTTCTATTTTTATCTGGTTGTGGTTTGAGTACTCTGGGGTTGCTAGGAGGATCAGACGGACCTACAGTAAATTCTAATGCACAGATAGGTGGAGAGAATAGACAAGCAGTATTATCTGTAGAACAAACAGAAGAAGTTACAGCAGGTAGAGATGTAATAACTACAGAAGTTTTAAAAGAAGTAGAAACAGGTATGGTTGAAAAACTCAATATTCAAAACATACCACCTTGGGTAATGATACTTCTTTTATTAGGATGGTTATTACCCACACCTACAGAAATGGGCAGAGGCATGCTTAATTTTGTACTATTATTATTTGGAAGACAGAAACTATGACACGAGTATTAACAGAAAAACAACAAAAGCTATTAGCTGTACTGTTTGACGAAGCAGGTGGAGATATTGTAACCGCAAAAAAACTTGCAGGATACTCTGACGCTACATCATCTGCTGAAGTAGTGAAGTCACTTAAAGAAGAAATACTAGACGCAACGCAGACTTACATGGCACGTAATGCACCTAAAGCTGCAATGTCTATGGTAAATGCATTGTACGATCCTACTGAGTTAGGTATTCGTGACAAGATGCAAGCTGCCAAAGAACTACTTGATCGCACTGGTCTAGTAAAAACAGAAAAGATGCAAGTAGAAGCAAAGGGTGGTGTAATGCTTATGCCGCCTAAACAAATGGATGACGATGACTAAACCTCTACAGAAGTGGAAGTTACCCCAACCAACCGACATAAAAGAAGACAATGAATGGATTGCTATTCCACGCATATCAAGAACAATACCATTCGGATATGAAATAGACAAGGATGATCCTGATATACTTCAACCTGTTGAGCACGAACTTGACATGCTTGAAGAGGCAAAAAAATATCTAAAGCAATATTCATATCGTGAGGTTGCCAATTGGCTATCTAGAAATACAGGTCGATCTATATCTCACGTAGGACTCAAAAAACGGTTGGATAATGAGCGAAGAAGAAAAAACAAAGTTGGAAGCCTACGCAGATGGGCAGACTATGCGAAAAAGGCAATCGCCAAAGCGGAAGAAATTGAAAACAAACGCCTCGGTGCTAAAACCTACGAAGAAGAAAGCTACCCCAAAGCCAGTTAGTATCGTTGAGGAGATTCCTGTTGAGGAACAACACAACGTTATTTTTAAACCTAATGAAGGACCACAAACAGACTTTCTAGCCGCAGGTGAACGAGAGGTCTTATATGGCGGCTCGGCAGGTGGTGGCAAAAGTTATGCAATGTTAGCAGACCCTTTGAGATACATGGGTCATCCAGATTTTTCAGGCTTATTACTACGACATACAACAGAAGAACTTAGGGAACTTATATTTAAATCACAGGAAATGTACCCTAAAATTTGGAAAGGTATTAAGTGGTCTGAACGAAAGATGCAGTGGACTGCGCCCTCTGGAGCGAGGTTGTGGATGTCCTACCTAGACAGGGAAGATGACGTCCTGCGCTACCAAGGTCTAGCGTTTAGTTGGATAGGCTTTGACGAGTTGACTCAATGGCCCTCACCATTCGCATGGAACTACATGCGCTCTCGTCTACGGTCCACTGCACCCGATCTGCCAGTGTATATGAGAGCTACCACTAACCCAGGAGGTAGAGGGCATCACTGGGTAAAGAAAATGTTTATTGATCCTGCCCCCCACAATAAACCTTTTGAAGCAACAGATATAGAAACAGGAGAAGTTTTAAGATATCCTGCAGGTCACAAAAAAGCAGGTAAAGCATTATTTAAACGTAGGTTTATACCTGCACGACTATCTGATAATCCATATTTGTCTACACAAGGTGACTACGAAGCAATGCTACTGTCACTACCAGAACAACAACGTAGACAATTATTAGACGGTGATTGGGATATTAAAGAAGGTGCAGCTTTTACAGAGTTTGATAGAAGTATACATGTAGTTGAACCATTCAATATTCCTAGTAATTGGGTAAAATTTAGATCATGTGATTATGGATATGGTTCTCATAGTGCGGTTATTTGGTTTGCTGTTGCTCCTAATGAGCAACTTATTGTATATAGAGAACTCTACGTTAGTAAAGTATTAGCGACAGATTTAGCTGATATGGTTCTTGACTTAGAAGCAGAAGATGGCAATGTAAAGTATGGAGTACTAGATAGTTCTTTATGGCATAAGCGTGGCGATACAGGTCCAAGCCTTGCAGAGCAAATGATTATAAGGGGCTGTAGATGGCGACCCTCTGATAGATCAAGAGGATCAAGAGTATCAGGAAAAAACGAAATACATAGACGTTTACAAGTGGATGAATTTACTGAGGAACCTAGATTAGTATTTTTTGAAAACTGTACAAATACTATTGCACAACTACCTGCAATACCTTTAGATAAAAAGAATCCAGAAGATGTTGACACAAATTCAGAAGACCACTTGTATGATGCTCTAAGATATGGTATAATGTCAAGACCTCGTTTTAGCGTATTTGATTATGATCCTATGGGTAGACCCTCAACAGGTATGAGAGTAGCAGATACAACGTTTGGATATTAAGGAAAAATAAATGGCAGAAGATAATGAAGTATTTATTGAGGATGACGCAGTAGTTCTTGACGATACAGAAAATTCTACAGAAGAAGATAAAGATACAGATAATATAATTCCATTTGTTATGCAACGGTTTAATCGTGCAGAAGATTATCGTAAGCAAGATGAGGAACGTTGGCTAAGAGCCTATCGTAATTATCGTGGTATATATGGACCTGATGTACAATTTACAGAGGCAGAAAAGTCTCGTGTGTTTATTAAGGTAACTAAAACAAAAACATTAGCTGCATATGGACAAATTGTAGATGTACTATTTGCAAAAAATAATTTTCCATTAACAGTTGATCCCACAGAACTTCCAGAAGGTGTAGTTGAAAATGTCTCTTTTGATCCTGCTTTGCCTAAAGAATTACGAGAAGATGAAAAGAAAGATCCAACATCACCATATGGTTTTAAAGGTGACGGTAGAGAGATACCTAAAGGTGCTACGGCTAAAACGTTAGAAGAATTATTAAACCCAGAGTTAGTTGAAAAACTAGACTCGATTGAGGGGGTTAAAGAAGGTGTTGGTAGTACACCTACAGCTATTACGTTTAGTCCTGCTATGATAGCAGCAAAGAAAATGCAAAAGAAAATACAAGATCAACTTGATGAATCTTCTGCATCCAAACATTTACGAAGCACTGCATTTGAAATGGCATTGTTTGGTACTGGTGTAATGAAAGGACCATTTGCTGTAGACAAAGAGTATCCTAGTTGGGATGATGAAACAGGTGAGTATTCTCCTACATTTAAAACTGTACCACAAGTATCACATGTATCTGTATGGAATTTTTATCCTGATCCTGATGCAAATAATATAGATGAAGCCCAATACGTAATAGAACGACATAAATTATCTCGTTCACAAATGCGTAATTTAAAAAAGCGTCCATACTTTCGTTCAGCAGTAATTGATGAAGCAATTGCTCTTGGAGAAAATTATAGCAAAGAATACTGGGAAAATGATTTAGCAGATTACGCACCTGAATATGGCGTAGAAAGATTTGAGGTATTTGAATATTGGGGTATGTGTGATGTAGACATGCTACTAGAACAAGGCGTGGATATACCAAAAGAATTAACAAAAATGGATGAACTACAAGCAAACATATGGATTTGCAATGGTAAACTTTTACGTATGGTTCTTAATCCATTTAAACCTGCTAAAATACCTTACATGGCAGCACCTTATGAATTAAACCCATACTCATTTTTTGGTATAGGTATTGCAGAAAATATGGAAGATACTCAACTTCTAATGAACGGCTTTATGAGAATGGCTGTAGATAATGCTGTGCTATCTGGTAATTTATTAATAGAGGTAGATGAAACTAATTTAGTTCCAGGCCAAGACCTATCAGTATATCCAGGGAAAATATTTAGAAGACAAGGTGGTGCTCCAGGGCAAGCTATCTTTGGAACTAAGTTTCCAAATGTTGCAGGTGAAAACTTACAGCTATTTGACAAGGCACGAGTATTAGCCGATGAATCTACAGGCTTTCCTTCTTTTGCTCATGGACAAACAGGTGTTATGGGTGTAGGTAGAACTGCTAGTGGTATTAGTATGCTAATGGGTGCAGCTAGTGGCACAATAAAAAATGTTATTAAAAATGTAGATGATTATTTACTACGTCCACTAGGAGAAGGGCTGTTTCAATTTAATATGCAGTTTGACTTTGATCCTGAGATTAAAGGTGATTTAGAAGTTAAAGCACGTGGAACAGAATCTCTTATGGCTAATGAA